GCAAAATTTAAAAACAATTGCACATGCTGCAACTGAATTATTAAAAATGGATTGTGATAAGGTTGATGATTTATTATCTGATGGTCACGGATGGGCCTTAGACCATATTGCAACGTCAGCTGATGATGTTGAAGAAGTGTACCATTTTGTTGAAGGTAGATTAAGTGATTGGCATTTTGATTCTGAGGAAGAAATGGATTATTCTAAATGGTCAGAACCAATGAAGTTGGTTCAACCAGTAACTGTATCTAAAGATTTAGGTTATCATTTAAATAACAATATTGCTTTAGGTGAATCAATATTTAGATATGGTTCAGAAAAATTCAAAACTTTATTAAAAGAAGTTAAACAATTACAACAAAAAGGGTTAATTAAACTTAATGAAAATGACCAATTTATTGTTGAAGATTATGATAATGGTTTTGTTGTTGTTAATGAAAATAGAGTTAAATTAAACACTATATTTGAAGAAGTTGAAACTGAAACAATAAATGAAGCAGAATTTCAAGGTAAGAAAGTTGAGTTAGGAAAACCTAAACGTGGTGGTTCTAAAAAATTCTATGTTTACGTAAGAAACCCTAAGACTGGTAAAGTTAAAAAAGTTTCTTTTGGCGCTAAAGCTGGTGGTGGTAATTTGGCTGTTAAGTTAAAAGACCCTAAGGCTAGAAAAGCATTTTCTGACAGACATAACTGTAAATCTAAAAATGATAAAACAAAACCAGGATACTGGGCTTGTCGTTTACCAAGATACGCTAAACTATTAGGATTATCTGGTGGTGGTACTTGGTGGTAATAAAAATATAAACTATGGGAAGAATAGAAAAAAACAAAAGATTATTAATCGAAAGAAAGAATAAACAAGTTCTTGGCAAACCAGAAATGGATTGTCCAGAAGCAACTCAAGATTTAAAGTTAAACACTAAAAATAGAGATGCTGCAATAAAAGAAAACCATATTCAATATGGTCCATTAAATGTTGATAAGCCAGCAGATTTCTGGGAAGATATAGCTGACCATTGGAAGACTAGCGTTGAAGCTGCTAAGGCCTCAAAATGCGGTAATTGTGTTGCATTTGATATTTCATCTAGAATGGATGATTGTATGCCAGGTCCAGTATCTGATGATGATGGTAGATTAGGGTATTGTTGGATGCATCACTTTAAGTGTCACTCAGCTAGAACATGTAGAACATGGGCTAAGGGTGGACCAATAGAAGAAGACTCAGTGTCATATAAATGGCAAGAAAAAAACGAAAAATAATATGAAACCATATAAAGAATCAAAAAACGGAAATATCATTAGGAGAACATTTTCACACGATGTGTCAGAAAGCGAATTGGTTTGGCACAGAGACCGTGAAGACAGAATTGTTTTGCCTTTAAATGAAAACGATTGGATGGTTCAATTTGATAACGAGTTACCAACTAAACTTATGGTTGGTGAGGAATACTTTATCTCTAAGAATGTTTATCATAGAGTTATTAAGGGTAATGGTGATTTAATGGTTGAAATTATTGAAACCAATTTTGATGATGACGCATATGAAATATATGAAATTATTGAAGAGGGTAAAAAGAAAAAAAAGAAAAAGAAAAAAGACGCATGTTACCACAAAGTAAGGTCTAGATATGATGTATGGCCTAGTGCCTATGCTTCTGGTGCTCTTGTTAAGTGTCGTAAGGTTGGTGCAGCTAATTGGGGAAATAGTTCAAATGAAAGTGAGGAACCAATAGAAGAAAAATGGTCTGAAGATTATAAAAAAAGTATCGATTGTAGCAACCCTAAAGGGTTCAGTCAAAAAGCTCATTGTGATGCTAGAAAGAAAAGACAAAGAGGTGAAGAAACTAAATCTAAACCAATAAATGAAAACGTATCAGAAATTAGTCGTATTGTAAATCAATATATGAAAGATACTGAATACGATATTCAAAATAGTTTAGGTAACTGTTCATTCTTTACTAGAGATATGATTAATTGGGCAAAGAATAATGGTATAAAAGCAGATTATGTTTATATGCCAATGAGTGAGGAATACAGAAAAGAAAACAATATTTCTGATAGTGAATGGGAAGACCATATAGTACCAATGATTAATGGTGTTATTATTGATTTTGCTTACACACCACAAGGTGTTTCTAAGAATGTTAGAACTAAAAATACAATACCACCAAGAGTGTTTAAATATAGTGATAATTTATTTAAACCAAATGGTATATATGGAAAATTTGGGTATACAAAACCAGAAATTAATACAGAATATGGAAACCCAAAAGATGTAAATTCTTTTGATGTTGTTGAACCTAATAAGAAAAAAGAAGATTTAGGTGAATTATCTATTTATGAAGCTAAAAAAACTGATTTCTCAAAAGAAAAAAGTAAGGGTCTTCATGGATGGTTTGAGAGACAAGGTGGTAAGGGTAAATCAAAAGGATGGGTTGATTGCAACACATGTAGAAAAGACCCTAAGACTGGTAGAAAAAAATGTAAAACATGTGGAAGAAAAGATGGTGAGGAAAGAGCTAAATATCCAGCTTGTAGACCTACACCTTCAGCATGTGGTACAAGAGGTAAGGGTAAGAAGTGGGGTAAAAAAACTTCAAATGAAAATTTGAACATGTCAGAAAATTTTAGTATCTTTGACAAAAATTATCTAAAAATGAAATTAAACGAAACATTTAATTATGAGGAACCTATGGTATTACCAGCAGAACCTGTAACAAAACCAAAAGAATCTCCAATGGTTCAACCGTCTAGACGTAATAAGCCTTTCTTACCAGAAAGAGAATCACAACCAGACCCAAAAGCTGTTAATGAAAATAAAAACGTAAAAAAAATAACTATTGATATACCTAACGAACAAATATTGAAAAGGGTTTTATCAACACCGACTTTAAATAGACTGGTTAGAACGCCATTAAAAGTTGGTATTAACGTTGAAATGGTTAACCACAAACAATTTAGTGACATTATGAGAATGTATCCGCTTTTAGGTATAGAAATAAACGAAATATAATATGGAAGATTTATATTTAATATATATTAACTATGTTGGTAAGGATTATAAGGGTGATTACCTTTATGAGTTTATTTTTTCTGATACAACAGAAGATATTGATGGTGAAGAATGGGATACATACCCAGCTTCTGGTAGACCAGAGCCGCCACATGAATCTTTTATAAAAAAAGTTGGTAGACTTGAATCTGAACTAAAATTGGATGTAATACAGAATAGCGATACATTTGCTGTTTGGGATGCGATTGATGGTGTTATAGCCATGGCATGGGAAAACATCAATGATTATGAAACATATCCTGAAAAAAGAATTTGTTTTAAATTTGGTGAGGCTTTGACTGATGTTGAAGATAAGCTTTATGAAAAAGACCTAATATTGAATTATAATATGAGTAAACATGAACACAAAAAATAAACAAAAAATTAACGAGAAAGAAGAAATGCCTACTGTTCTTGTACCAAAAAATGAGTTACCTCAAATGATACAGAAACTTAAGGGGCAAAAAGTTAATATATTACCAGTTAATGAAATGGATGGTGTTATTGAACCGCAAGATAGAGCTACAATTAAATATCTTTCAAATGTTAAACATCATGAAACTGGTCAAATAGCACAACCATTTAATATTGCTGATAAAAAATATCAAATGGTAAGAGGTATTACACCAGAAAAAAATATTGTTTTGGGTGTTTATTGTTTTGACGATATGGATGATAATGGTAATAATATTATTTATCATGTTGATGAATTTGAAACCAAAGTTGCGAAGCCTATGCTTGAAATGGAAAAATTAACCACTGAAAGCGAAGATAAAACATCACAAGCTTCAGAATCTGAGAGTCTTAATTTGGGTGAATATAAGCATTTTATTGTAAATGAAAAAACTGGTAAATTTAAAAAATTTAAAACAATACCAGAATTGGCTGCTACTATTATGCTTGAAGATGAAAAATACATGGGGTTATATGAATTTAAAAAATTCTTTGAGTACAGAGTATTTGGTGTTCCTAAGAAAAAAACAACCAAGACTGAGGTTCAACAACAAACAGTAATAGAAAATAGAGTAGTAAAAACAATTAAGAAAAAAGACATAAAATAACATGAGCAATTATAGAAAAATAGCTGAAAAAGCATTGTTAAAATCTTTAAACAAAACCAAATTAAATGAAGGTGTTGTTTATGGTGAAAATATATCAGAAAGAATGCATCCGCAGTTAGAAAAAGAATTGGCTGAAAGAAAACATTCATTGGGTATTCACCCAGCAATACCTGAGGGTGATGAAAACAACTTTGAGCAAAAGATAATGGGTAAACGCTTTAGTGAAGTTGTTAACCGTTATAAGAGGGCTTTTGATGTTGATGAGATAGACACTTCAACCTTAATGATGGAAATGATGCCAATGGTTCATGAAACTATGGCTCTAGAATCTAAACATAAAAAATCCTTAGAAGAATTGGCTGAAAAAATGATTCGTGAAGAATATGATATGCCAGAAGATGTTGTTGAAATAAAAGCTTCTTTATCACCTAATATTGTTTTAGAAGGAACTAAAAAGAACCCAACACCTAAGTCTAGTGATTATCAATTTGAAAATCATGATGATATGGTTAATGCAAAAGAAGAAGTTTATAAAAGACGTTTTTTAAATGCTATGATTCAAGGTGCTGCAAAGAAAACAAATCATATGTTTCATATGGTTGATGATGAATTGACTGATATGGACCCTCGTTTATTAAATAGATATTCTAAGGTTATGTCAGCGGCTGATTACATGTATTATGTAATACCTAAAATGGATAACGGTACTAGTGGTGGTGTGGTTAAAGTTACATTTCCAACAGCTGAAAATCCTAAGGCTGTTATTGAAGCTGAAGCTATGATATTCCCAGTTCTTATTCATGAATTGGTTAAGGGTGTTATGGAGTTATTATCAGCACATGGTTTACCTAAGGATAAAAAATTAGGTGATTATGTTATAGATAAAGCAGACTTTTTAGCAGCAGAACCATGGGATATGAGAATGGGACCAGCATTATGGGATAGATTTACAGATTGTATTGATGCTGATGATTTTCATTTAAAACATCAGTTATATATGGAATTAGCTTCAAAGCCTGTAAATGAATTTAATGGTTGTATGAGAGAAATCATGGCTGGTACCAACAAGGGTAAAAAAATAGTAAAAGAAATCATGGGTACTATTAAAAGAGAACTTCAGGAAGAAGAATTTAATAATGCTATGAATGAATTAAACACATACGAAGAAAAAGAATATTATACATTAGATGAAATTATGTTCGGTAATGATATTGAACTTGATGAAGATGATGATGTATTTGAAAGTGATGATTTATTTTAATTAAAGGGGCTGTTAAGCCCCTTATTTATTTTAAAAAATTTATTTTATCTGAAATTAGTATATTTATAATAAAAAGAAATATATATGCTAACAGCACAAGAAATATTTAAAGAATATTCTAAATGTCTCATGAATCCAATTTATGCGATTGAGACTTATTTGGAAACATTCGACAAAACGCAAGAAGGGTTTGTTCCTTTTAAATTATTCCCAAGACAAAAAGAAATTATTAACGCATATGAAAAAAATAGGTTTAACTTAGTTACTAAACCTAGACAGGCTGGGGTTTCTACCACTACCGCAGCATACATGGCAATAAAAGTTGGTTGGGCTGATGAAGATAACCCAGAAGCTGTTCTAATTATTGCAAACAAACAAGAATTGGCTTTTGAATTTTTGGCTAAAATTAAGGATTTTTTATCTCAGTTACCTAGATGGGTTTGGGGTCATGAGTATTATGGTAATCCTAAGAATGAAGGTAAAACAATATTCTTAACTGATTCTAAAAAAGAAATTAAATTACCAAATGGTAGTCGTGTAAAGGCTGTTGCGACATCTAAGGATGCATTGCGTGGTTTTACACCTACTTTTCTTATTATGGATGAGGCAGCTTATATTGATAACGGTGCTGAGGTATTTGGTGCGGCACTTACTGCATTGGGTACGGGTGGTAGAGCAACTCTTATTTCTACACCTAATGGTATGGACCCATTATATTACAAAACTTATGACCAAGCAAGAACCAAGAAAAACAATTTCAATATTATTGAAATGAAATGGTATGAAGATTTACGTTATAATAAAGATTTAAGATGGTCAAAGGGTGATGATGTTGAGAAAGAAATTTATTTTACTTTTGAATCTTATCAAAATAAAATAGCCGATGGATGGAAACCAACATCAAGTTGGTATGAAGAAATGTGTATGGGTATGAACAATGATTCTCGTATGATTGCTCAAGAACTTGACGTTTCTTTCATTGGTTCTGGTGGTAATGTTATTACTGAAGAATACATTGAATTTCACGAAAAAAACAATGTAATGGAACCAAAGATTACCATGGGGTTAGAAAATGAAATTTGGATATGGGAAGAACCTCAAGAAGGTCACCAATATATTATGGGTGTCGATGTATCTAGAGGTGACGGAGAAGATAGTTCTACAATTGTTGTGGTTGATTTTACCACTATGGAACAGGTTATGGAATATCAAGGTAAAATACAACCAGACTTATTAGCTCAAATTGTTGAGGAATATGGTGAGTTGTATGAGGCTTATACTGTAGTCGATGTTACTGGTGGTATGGGTGTATCAACAGTTCTTAAGTTATTAGAATTTAATTATAAACGTTTGCATTATGATGATGCAACTGGTAAAATATTATCTGTTAGACAAAGAGAGTTAAACACTCATTTAAAAAAAGATAAAATACCAGGTTTTCACGCTACAAATGTACGTGTACCAATGATTTCAAATTTAGAATATAAGATTAGAAGTAATGCTATTAAGATTCGTTCTAGTCGTTTAACTTCTGAAATGAAAACATTTATATATAAAAATGGTAGACCAGACCATATGGATGGTTATCATGATGATTTGCTTATGTCATTAGCCATGTGTTTGTGGGTAATGGAACATTCATTTAAAAAACTTGAAAGGCTTGAAAAGCAAAATAAAGCAATATTAAGTAGTTGGTTAACTGGGGCTAATGTCTCAAGTTCACCAACAGTTAAAGAGAAGGACCAAGTTACTGGTAATGTTGTACAAAAAATAAACCCCACGCATACTGCTTATAGAAATATTCAAGACCCTAGAGGTCAGTATTCGTGGTTATTCGCTAAACCTAAATAATCATGGCAAGAAAAGACTCATGTGGTCAATTTAAAAAAAGTGTTAATTTTGACCTTTACAATTGGTGCCCAGGCCCAAAAGATTTTAACAAATCATTAAATGGTGGTAGACCAAATAATAAAACAAAAACAATATCAAATAATTTTTGTACAGCAACGGCTGGTTCTCAGGGTATTGATTTTATTAGTACTTACGTTTATAATGTAGTAACAATAAATGGAGAACCTAGTAGAATAGCTTATGTTGAATGTAATTATATGGTTTAAAATTTTAAAATAAAAAAACATGGCTAATAAAAATCAACGCGGTCCTTATTTTAGAAAAACTGGTGGGTTTGATGTGTATAAATGGTATCCATTACCTAACAATTATGATAAATCACAAAACACTGGTAGACTAAATAATAAAAATCAAGCAAGCCCTTATTTTTGCACAGCATCGTCTGGCTCTCAAGGTATTGATTTTACTAATACTTACATTTACAATAACATACTTATAAATAATGAAGCTAGCAGACTAGCTTATATTGAGTGTGATTATGTTTCTTAACTATTTAATTTTTAAGAAATTTTAGTATAATAATAGAAAAAAGATATTATGGCAAAAGAAAATTTAACTATATTTCAGAGATTAAACAGGGTTGTTAATCCAAATTATAATCCACCACAAAAACAAACAACACAACGTTTTAATTTGGGTGGTGGTGAATTGTTAAAAACAACTAACAAACAAGAATACGATGCCGCAAAATTACAAGCACAACAAAACAAGTATTTGCAAAGTACTTGGAAACGTGTTGAGAATGGATTATTTCAACAGTCTATAAATTATGAAACAACTCGTGTTGGTTCTTATGCTGATTTTGAGGCTATGGAATTTTATCCAACAATTGCAGCAGCGTTAGATGTTATGATGGAAGAATCAACGACTGTAAATGATAGAGGTAGAGTTTTAAATATATATTCTGATAGTAAACGTGTTAAGGGTATTTTAGAAGATTTATTCTTCAATAGACTTGATTTACACACCACATTGCCAATGTGGACTAGAAATACATGTAAGTATGGTGATAACTTTGTTTATTTAAACATTAATGATAGACAAGGTATTGTTTCAACTAAACAAATGCCTAACTATGAAATAGAACGTAGAGAAGCTGGTTTATATGATTTGGTTAGTGGTAGAGAATATTCTGATGACCAATCAGAAAATAGAGATAGAGTTAAATTCTATTGGAGAGGTCGTGATGTTGAATTTAATTCATGGCAAATAGCCCATTTTCGTTTACTAGGTGATGATAGAAGACTACCTTATGGTACTTCAGTTTTAGAAAAAGCTAGACGTATTTGGAAGCAACTTATTTTATCTGAAGATTCAATGCTTGTATATCGTGTAACTAGAGCACCAGAAAGACGTGTATATAAAATATATGTTGGTAACATTGATGATGCTGATGTTGAACAATATGTAAATGCAATCGCTGATAGATTTAAACGTATGCCAATTGTTGACCCACAAACTGGTCAAATTGATTTAAGATATAACCAATTATCAAACGACCAAGATTATTTTATCCCAGTAAGAGATGAGTCAGCACCAAATCCAATAGATACACTACCAGGTGCCTCAAACTTAGACCAAATCGCTGATATTGAATACTTGCAAAGAAATTTATTCACAGCTTTGCGTGTACCTAAACCATTTTTAGGTTTTGATGAAACAACAGGAGAAGGTAAAAATTTAGCATTACAGGATATACGTTTTTCTAGAACTATAAATCGTATTCAACAATCAATGCTTCAAGAATTAAATAAGATAGCAATTATACATTTGTTTATTTTAGGTTTTGAAGAAGATTTAGATAATTTTACACTTACACTTAATAATCCATCTACACAAGCTGAAATGCTTAAGATTGAACATTTAACTTCTAAGGTTACTCTTGTTAAAGATGCAACATCTGATATTGGTACTGGATTTGGAGTTATGTCATGGACTAGAGCTCATAGAGATATATTGGGTTGGTCTGATGATGAAATTAAACAAGACTTACTTGAGCAACGTATGGAGAAAGCAGCTTCTGCTGAATTACAAAATACTGCAACAATTATTAAACATACTGGTATGTTTGATGCTGTTGATAAGATATACGGTGATTATGAAGCCGCATTAAAAGGTGCTCAAGGTGGTGGTGAAACTGGTGCTGAAGCTGCGCCTGCCGCTGGTGGCGGTGGAGGTGGAAGCTTCGGTGGAGGCGGTTTTGGTGGAGGCGGCCTAGGTGGTGAAGATTTAGATTTCGGTGGTGAAGCTGGAGCAGAGGCTGGAGCAGAAGCAGGGGCAGAAGCTGGAGCAGAAGCTGGAGCGGCACCTGAAGCTGGAGCAGAAGCTGGGGCAGCACCTGAGGCTGGAGCAGCGCCTGAGGCTGGAGCAGCACCTGAGGCTGGAGCAGAACCATTAGCAGAATCTTTAAAAAGAACTGAGAATCTTTTAATTGAAAGAAAAGAAAAATTAAATAAAGAGTTGGCCGAAAGAACAAAAAAATATCAAAATCGTTTTGTTGATGTCTTGGTTGAATCGGTAAAACCAAAGGGTGATGAGAGTGATGTTAGTGTTAAGATTTACGATAAAAACGTTAAGATTAATGAAGATGTTAACAATATGATAGATGATATAAATAAAATGTTGGATGAATAAGCATTTTTGCTTAATTCTACAATATTTATTAATAAAAAATTAATTATGCAAAATTTTGGAAAAATAAAAAACGCTTTTAGTGAAATTTTGGCTGAGGGGATAGCTTCAAACGATGTTGCTAAAAAAAACTTGTTCAAAAAATATATAAAAACACTTAAAGAAAGCGAAATATTAAGAACACAATTTTTGGTTTATGAAAATATTGAAAATGTGGTTGAGAGTGACCAGTTTTTGGCTAATTTAATCGTAAGTGAAAATTTATCATTATTAACTAAATTTAATAAAAAAGATATATTATCTGAAAACAAAAAATTGATTGCGTTATCTAAGGAAGTTGCGAGCAAATTAGATGACGAATACGATGTAAGAATATCTAAATTGCATGAATCAATTGGTGATTTAGTGTTTTTTGAAATATCACCAAAGAATGTAAACGAAGTTGCTAAAAATAGAAAAAACGTTTTAGAATATATAGTTACAAATAAGGGTAAGGTTGTTAATGAATCTTACGATGTACCATCTAGCATGTTAAGTTCAATTTTAGTTGAAAAATACAACGAGAGATATTCTGAACTAACAGAAACAGAAAAAGAAGTGATAAAGGTTTTAGTGGAATCTGACGATAATCAAAAAATAGAACTATATTCTAAAATAACTAGAGAATGTATTGATTTAATTGATTCTAAATTAACAGAATCAGATTTAGACACAAAAGACAGATTATTAAAAGTTAAAGATAAACTATTAAGAAATACGATTGAGATTAATGAAGACTTTTCTAAGAATATTTCTAAATTAGTTGATTTGAAAGAAACTTTAAATAACGACAAATAAAAAATCAAAAAAATGGGCGAATTTCAAATATCACCTAGTGAAAATATTTTAAAATTAAGAAAATTAACCGAACAAATTTGTAATTTAGAATCTAACGGTGATTGTATTATTGAAAAATTGAAAATCGCAATAAATAGAGGAACTGAGGATATTTTATCTTCAAAAACAGAAAGAACAAAATTAAAACACTACGAAAAAATGTTTTCAGAAATTAAAATGATTATAAACGAAATTTAAAATGGCAGAGAACAAAGATACATGGGCTGATTATAGTAAATTGGTGTTAAAAGAATTAGAGCGTTTAAATGAAAACCATGAAAAAATGCGCACTGATTTTGACACTAGGTTAAACGAAATGAGTCTTAAACTAAATGACATAAAGGGTGTTGAGAAAACAGTTAACCAAAATAGTGACTGGATTCAAAGAGTAAATGATATTTGGTCTCCTATTCAAATGAAGGAAGCTAAGGATGAAATATATCGACAAAAAAACCGTTGGGTTGCTGTAATTGCTATAATGAGCTTTATTCAAATAGTAGTTGGTGTTATTTTAACTCTTTGGGGTAAAATTTAGTTGACTTTTACCTGGTAATTTATTATATTTGATATAAAATATCGAATATGAAAACAGGTAAACAATTTAAAATTAATGACCACAAAAATTACAATGTAATATATGGTTGTGTTGACAATAAAAATCCAAAATCTATTTATATAAACATATCTTCATGGGCTGAACCTTTATCAGATTTTGAAGATGATTATAATAAAATAGTAAAAAATTTAGATAAAAAAATTAGACAAACAATTTATAATTTTTTATCTCAAAATAATAATTCAACATCTTTCTTAAAAGATAAAACAATTGTTGATTTAGATTTAAGAGAATCTGGAATAAAATTTGGTAAAAGAAGTTTTATGTGTTGTGAGATTACTTTATTTCAAAAAGAAGAAACATCAATAAATTCTGAATCGACAAAAAGAGCATTAAATTTAGTATCAACAATGATTATTGAAGAAATTTTAGATAAAAATTTAGATTTTAAATTTAATAAAAAGAAACAATAAAATTAAACCTAGTTTTAAAAGCTGGGTTTTTTTATTTATTTAATATATTTATATCTATAAGAGTATAATATTATGGATATAAATTATAAAGATTTCAAAATACTTAAAAGAGGTGAATCTGGTTGGGGTGGTCTTATTGAACATGATGCTGGATATATCAGCCCAGATGAACCTAGAAATCAACCTTTCATCAACGAAATAAAAAAATTAGACGGTGGTAGCAAATTAGCTATTGTTGAACCCTTAATTGTATATGTAGTTCTTCAAAAATATGGTGTACTTAATCGTAATGGTAGGGTATATCCTGAATCTGTTTTGAAAAAACAAGTTGAGCTTTATCAAGAAGCAATTAGAGAAAGAAGAGCTGTTGGTGAATTAGACCACCCAGAATCTTCAATTATTGCTGGTGATAGAATTTCTCACAATATCACTGAAACATGGTGGGAAGGAAAAACTCTTATGGGTAAAATGGAAATCCTAATGACACCAGGTTTCATAAACTATGGTATCGTATCTACAAAAGGGGATGAAGTTGCAAATTTACTAAGAAATAGAATTAAAATTGGTGTATCATCTAGAGGTGTTGGTTCTTTAAAAGAAGGTAAAAACGGAGAACAAATAGTACAGGATGATTTTGAGATAATTTGTTGGGATGTTGTTACAGCACCTTCAACACCAGATGCTTGGATTGGTCGTAGTGCTGAAGAAATGAGACCTTATGTTGAAAACACTGAAATTAAGAAACCTATTATAAATGAAAATTTAAAAGATAGCTTAGACAAATTTTTAGCAGACTAATATAAAAATTATATTTTTTTAGTTAAAAAGTGATTTTTGCTAAAAACACGCATATTTATTAACAAATGAGTTAACTCTCGTTTTATTTATCTAATAAAAAAAAATCTTAAATAAAAAGAAATGGCAGATAAAAAACCTATACTTGAAGAAGCACTTTTGGATATTAACCATATTCAAAACGCTCTTAATGCCAATACCAAAGAAATACTTCGTTCAATTGCGAAAGAAGAAATTAACGGTGTTGTGAAAGAATCCCTAGAAGAAGGGGTTTATGAAGAAATGGACGTGGCCGAATCCACGTATGAAGAAGGTTATGTGAAACAAGAAGGTATGTACAAAGAAGGTATGTACGAAGAAGGAATGGATGGTATGGAACCATCAGAGGAACTTGATATGACTGATGCATCAGATGATGAAGTTATTGCTATCTACAAAAAAATGAGTGGTGATGATGAAATCGAAATTGTTGGCGATGAATTACACTTAAACATCAGCGAGCCTGGAGAGTACGTTGTTAAACTTAATGGTTCTGGAGAATCTGAAGAAGACTATGACGACGAAGATGAAGATGAATTGGAATTAGAACCTATGGATGCCATGGGTGATGATGAAGAAATCGAAATCGGAGACGAAGATGAGCCTGAGGATGATGAAGAATATGACGACGAAGGAGAAAGCGAAGATGATGATGAAGGAGATTACGACTATGAAATAGAATTGGATGATGAAGAATCTGATGGGGACGATGAAGAGCCTACTGAAGATGGTGAAGAATCTGATGAAATAGAATCTACTGAAGACGATGAAGAGTCTGAAGAAGAAGACATAGAAGAAGCTATGAGTTACACTAGAGGTTATGCTGGTAGACAAGGTGCTAGAAAAAATGGTGCTAGTCACGAACCAAAACAAAAATCTGAAAGTGTAAACGAAGCAATCGTTGCAAAAAAATTAGTTTCTGAAACAGCTAAAAAATATAACGCTTTACTAACTGAAGCAACTAAGCTTAAAGCTGAAAACAATGAGTTCAGAGCAGCTCTTAAAGAGTTTAGAACAAAACTAGTTGAGACAGTTGTTTTCAATAGCAATTTAACATACGTAACTAAATTGTTTATGGAACACTCAACAACTAAAGGTGAAAAAGATTCAATCCTTAAAAGATTTGATGAAGTTACTAGCCTTAAAGAATCAAAAAAGCTTTACAAAACTATTGCTAATGAATTGGAAGTTAGAAAACCAATTTCAGAATCAGTAGAAAACAAAATTATTAAAGAGGCTACTAGTGGTGTATCAAAACAAATCGTAGAAAGCACTGCTTACGTAGACCCTTCAACAAAGAGAATCATGGATTTGATTAACAGAGTTGAAAAAAGATAACATAACAATAAAAACAAAAAAAATTAAAAAATTATGTCACATTTATTGACTTCAGGACAAGTTGGTAACATCGGATTAAACCACATGAAGGCTATCCGTTTGGAAACTCAACAAAAATGGGACTCTTTAGGCTTCTTAGATGGTCTTAAAGGTCACGTTAAAGAAAATATCGCTCAGTTATATGAAAACCAAGCTTCTAGCTTGTTAACTGAATCTACTAACGCTACATCATCAGGTTCTTTCGAAACTGTTGTATTCCCAATCGTTAGAAGAGTATTCTCTAAATTATTAGCTAACGACGTTGTGTCTGTACAAGCTATGAACATGCCAATTGGTAAATTGTTCTATTTCGTACCTCTTACATCAGAGCGTGTAAACGAAAATGGTGTTGGTGGAAATTATTATGATGGAGACGGTGCTACTTATTCTGCACACACTTCAATGGGTGTAGACGGTATTCCATCATGTGTTCAAACTGTTGGTGGTTGTGCTGTTACTCCATGGATGGGTAAAAACTTATATGATTTATTCTACAATGACGGTTTATTTGACCAATCAAAAGGTACATTAACAATTAATGTAACTGGTAATTTAGCTGTTTATACTTTAACAACTGGTGGTACTTTCTCTATTGTTGCTGGTGCTGGTACTGTGTTACCAACTGCTGCTGACGGTACTGTTAGAAACGTAATCGTTGCTCTTTCTGGTTTCTCAGCTGGTGCTGGTACTAATGGTAGAGAAGTATTAACAGGTCCAAATGGTAACCCAATGGATACTGAATCATTCTTAGCTTCATTAAAAGTTGTTGCTCCTGCTACATTATTAGATAATGATGGTAATGCTGTAATAGGTATTGGTCAGGAAGTTCCTTTCCGTTTAGTAACTCAAAGATATGGTGTTGGTATCGTATCTGGTCCAAATGTTATAACTGATGGTAACGGTGTTTGTTGGTTGGAGTTAGACTTGTCTCACCCAGCTGGAACTACAGCTGTTGCTGGTAGCGCATCTTATCCAGGTACTGCTACTTACGATGGTTATAAAGGTGCTTCTGCTACAACGCTTAGTTCATTCTCTGCTTTCACTGCTGCTTACGCTACATATGCTAGCTTAGAGTTTGAAACAGAAATGGGTGAAGTATCATTCAGACTTGATGAAGTTGTTGTTTCTGTAGAAGAAAGAAAATTAAGAGCTACATGGTCTCCAGAGTTAGCACAAGACGTTAGTGCATTCCACAACATCGATGCTGAAGCTGAATTAACTGCAATGTTATCAGAGCAAGTTGCTGCTGAGATTGACCGTGAAATCCTTAGAGATTTACGTAAAGCTGCTGCATGGCAATTGCGTTGGGATTACAACGGATGGAGAAAAACTTCAAACGCTGCTCAACCATATACTCAAAAAGAGTGGAATCAAACTTTAATTACTAAAGTTAACCAAATTTCTGCTCAAATCCATAAATCTACACTTAGAGGTGGTGCTAACTTCATCGTTGTATCTTCAGAGATTTCTGCAATCTTCGACGACTTAGAGTACTTCCACGTGTCAGACGCTAACCCTGAGCAAGACCAATACAACATGGGTATTGAGAGAATCGGTTCATTAGGTGGAAGATATCAAGTATATCGTGACCCATATGCACCAGCATACTCAGTAATCATCGGTCACAAAGGTAAATCATTATTGGATACTGGATACATCTACGCTCCGTATGTGCCATTACAGTTAACTCCAACAATGTACAACCCATTCAACTTCGCTCCAGTGAAAGGTATCATGACTCGTTACGCTAAAAAAGTAGTTAACAATAGATTCTATGGTCACTTGAGAGTTGACGGTGTTCAAACATTCAACACTAATGAATTAAGATAATTTAATCTTATATAAACCTAAAAAAGGCTACCATACGGTGGCCTTTTTTGTTTTATGAAATATTTATAGATATGAAGAAAATAATTAAAAAATTACTTAGAGAACACATATTAAAATCACCATTTAAGGGTAGAAATATTTATTACCATATAACCAATTTAGAAAATGCGATAAATATGATTGAAACCAATAAAATTGATGGGAATAGTCCTCAAGAAATAACTACTAAATTTAATAAAAAAACACCTATTTTTGGTATATCTTTTTCACGAGATAGTGAAATAAAATGGAGAGGTGGAGTTCAATTAATATTAAATGGTGATTTAATTAAACAAGATTATGGTAAAAAAATAATGCCATTTGATTTTATTAAAGGTGCTTACCCTAAATCACACCCAATTAGGAATACTGATTGGTCAGCAGGTATCCCAAAAGTATTTAGAAAAAATGAAAAAGGTGATTATTATGATTATACTGACAAACATGATTTTGATAATGAGCCAGATTATAATTATTATTTAGCAACTACAGCTCCTCTAAGTGAAGAATTTTTAATAGGTGATTTAGAACCATTATCTAAATATTTATTAGGTGTTAGATTATACAACATTGAAGATGCTATAATTCATAAATCAACAAAAAATGATGAATATGTACGTTTTTTTAAATTGATTAAAAATGTACCATTTTTTAATAAAGATTTTGAAAGATTAAATATTGATAACTTTATCAACAATAAGACATCAATTAGTGATACAATAATTAATTTATTTAATAAAACTGGTAAAATGAAATCTCGTGACATAATTGTTGCAAGTAAAGAACCAGATTTCATTGATAAATTAATATCTAATGATATTAATAAATTACCAATTCAGGATGAATTATTATATTTACTTGCTTATTCACCAGAAACAGAAAAAATATTAAACGCTTTAAACCAAAAAAATTTAAAAAGTTTTTTATTTGCTATGAATGACTATGGCGGTGCAGGTTTGAAACATTTTATTAGAGATATGGTCCCTCCAAATAAACAAGATGAATTATTAATAAAAATTAAATTTTATTTAGATAAATACAATAAAAAAGGCTAGTATTACGGTGGCTTTTTTTTCTTTATATAAGATATTTATAGATATGAAGAAAATATTTTTACTTATAACATTGTTCATAACAATGAACATGTTTTCACAAACGGTCACAACTGATAATAAACTAATCATACCACATGGAGATATTACATTGTATTTAACGAAAGATACGTGTGCTTTTGTATCTAAACACGTTTTAAAATATTCTAGCTTTTTAAAGCTCGATAAAGAGCGTGATAATCGTTGGTTTCAAGATACGTACAAAGGTAAATACTATAAAGACGCATATTTGAAAACTGGTTATGATATTGGACACTTAACACCATCACACATCACATCATATGACAATGAGTTAAACCATAAATCATTTAGCTTGTTTAATGCAGCGCCACAACTAGCTGGTTTCAATAGAGGTAAATGGGCTCAAATGGAAGGTGATGTTGAGAATATAATCGCTAAGTCAAAGCAAAATGTTGTTATTATCACTGGAGTTATATATAACTCAAATAACATAAGATTTATGGGTAAGTCTAGAATACCAATACCAGAATCTTTTTTTAAGATTTTATTTATCAATGGTTCAACACAATGTTGGGTTGGGTCAAATATCAACGGGTTAATCGTAAACATTACATTAAAGAATTTAAATGAATTATTTAAGATGAATAAAATGAATTTAACAATACAATAAAAAAGGACCATATGGCCCTTTTTATATATACGTTAACTATGTTTAATTATTTATGCTTTTGTGCCGCAATGACCACAAAATTTATGGTCTTTATGTAGTTTAGCACCACAGCCAGTACAATATACTTTTACTTTGATATCTTCAGCTGTGTTTATTTTTTGAGATACTGGAAGCAATTTAGCTTCTACAGTATGGAAAGCGAAGTACTCAAAATCTTTGTTTACTGTTTTGAATTCTTGGTCAGAATGTGAACCTTCTTCAACCCTACCAGTTTCAATTGATTTAGATTTTTTTGCTTTTAACCTTTTAGTTGGTTCTGGGATTGAAAGACTATCAAAAGTAATTTCACCAGAAACATTACTAATATTTACTGAAGTGTTATAGAACGCACTAGTTGAACTTATGTCTGTTGTTGTTGTGGATAAACTACCACCAATAAAAGAAGTATTATTGCTAGTTGTAAATGTATCACACAATGGGGTGTAAGGTGCAGTACCAGTATTGTAAGCATAACCACCAGTATTTGTGCTACCATAAAGTCTAGTATCACTACCATAGTTTGACCCATTCAAAACACCTCTAGTTGTAAGACCCCCTAATGTTACTATTGGGTTTCTTGGTCTAGGTTTTGATTCTCTGTAGAATTGAACCTTGAAATCACCATTGTTTACTATAGCTTCTTTAACTTCTTGAGTGTTTGAAACTTCGTAAGTATCGAATAGGAATTTTTTGGCTACGTCTAAGTATCTATCAAGGAATACACGTTGTCCTGGGTTTAATACCAGTCCACCTTGTGAGATAACATTTCCGTTAAGTGTAATTTTAGCAAGTACTGATTCCGTAGTTGGATTGAAAAGTTCAATCTGGAACTCTTGCCCTTTTTGTAAGTAATAAGTTGGCAAATCGCCTTGTTTGTTGTAGAGTTTTATTCTACTCTTGTTCACAGCAATATTAGCTGTAGGCACCTTTGGTGCCACATAGTTTAATTGTTTCATTTTTAATTAACTTTTTAATTTTTGTTATTAATGTACCAATTTCTTTGTTGCCTAGACAACTCTAAAGCCTTATAAGACTCGAAACCAATACGTAGTCAACGTATATAATATAAATATATTAAAACTTTTTTTATTTGTAAATAGTTTTTATTGAAAATCTGAACCCATCTCACATAGAGTGGATTGAATTTGATGCCAATAAGTATCTGCTTCATCTGGCATTGAATCTCCAGACATACCATATTTCTTTACTTCACTATCAATTTCAATTTTTTCGTGTTTTAAATTTGATAATGGTGTGTGAATGGTCCTCATTATATCATTTCTAGTTTGTTCATCCATATCTTTTAAAGCACCATTAACATACATCACGGCTTCTTCATAACTATTTATCGTCATTTTATTACAAAGAGTTTCCATAGTTTGGTTCATTTCTTGACCGTCTATTACGTTTTCGTTTAGTTTTTTAGATTTAATATAACCCATTACTTTTTGTATATCACCTTCTTGGTCTTCGCAACTAAATGTAGATAAAGCAGTTTCTTCATCTATTTGTACTATTGTAACACGTTTTACTTCGTTATCAAATAAACAACTTTGTTTCATTTCTTTACCTGTAGATTCACCGTTGGAATCCATGTATTTACCATTTGGTAATTTTACCATTATATGACAGTCTTCATAATCCAATTCTCTTTTACCACCCCATTCTGGTTCTAAAAACCAACCTCTAACAACATATAACGGATACCCATATAATCTATGTAGTGAAACTGCGTAGATATCACAATCACCAAAATTAAAATTGTGTTTGTCAAAATCATAATCATCGGTATATTTACCATATGATTCTCTAAGCAATTTTTTTATAAAACTTTTCATTATTGTCCTTGTCTTAATTCTACTTGATTTACGATGTTAAATTGACAAACATTTTTAAGTGTTGTTACTTCTAAATTAGATGTTGCTAATACATCCAAATAATAAGTGTTAGGTATTAAACTGGCAGTATCTAATAAGAAATAATAATAGTTGTTAGCCATTTCAACTGGTTGAAAATCGATAACCGTTAATTCGGCATTACCTTCTTTTACATATAACCTATATTGTAAATCATCAATATATTGTGTTTGTTCAACGGTATATGGTATTCTAGCTGATACAATCACTCTTCTAGTGTCACCACGCTTAATATTTTCTTGATTTCTAATACCACTAATGTTTACCGCTACTTTCTTAGGTAGCATATCGTTGGTTCCTATGTTATAATAATCATAAGAAGATTTAACAACAAAATCTAAGGATATATTAGGTCTTGCAACACCATTTATAACAACATCTGACCAAACATCATTATACATAGTTTCAACATTATTACCATCACTAGGTACAATAATGTCTATACTATAAACACCCTTAGTTACGTGAGTAACATCTGATGAAGTATAAGCACTAAATAGGTCTCCATTATAATCATAAACGTTTACATAGGGTATTTGGTCTAAATTAGATGGATTTCCCGCAAGATTTACATAAAGATATAGTTTGTTATTCTTATCTAAGAAAAAGTTGTTTCTATCGTCTTTAATGTGGTTTTCATAGATTGTTTCAACAAATGGTTCGTAGAATGTTTGAGTATTGTTTGTAAAGAAACCAACATATTGTAATGAAGTTGTGTTTATAAGTTCATAACCTCTAGCATACGCAATACCTAAACCATAATTAGTATTACCTGTTAGCACATCATTAACATAGTCTGTAATATCCATTTCAATATTTTCATTACCCTTATCAAAGTGTTGTGTTGTAACAGTTATCCCAGAAGGTGAACCAGAATAAACACCAGTACCACCAGGCCAATTAATACCAGTTTTAGAGTTAACCCAGTTTGATGGGCCTGTAGAATATAAATATTCACCACTAGCAAGTATTGGTATTTCATAATCATAACCAACACCATTATCCCAGTCTTGATTTACTTTAAATAAGATTAAATCAAAGGATGATGCTCTGTCTTTTGCAGCCATCGTACCGTTAAGTAATCCAGTATCGAATGAAGCTGTATTTGTAAGTCTAAGTGTATGTTTAAGTTTTGATAAGTCGGTATATGTACCGCCAGTATATAGTTGTTTTAATCTAGTTTCATCAAAGTGAAATATGAATCTGCTAAACTTTTCAATACCATCGTATCCACCATAAAATAATTCAGCAACTGGGTTTAAACCAGTGTTTGCTATTGAATTACTAATAATTGTATTGTTTTTGTCGAAATATGTACGTATTACCATGTTTTGTTTTAATTATAAATATCACAAAACTTAATAAAATTAATTAATACGCACGTTTTTAGATAACATAGTATCTTCTAATCTAGCAGCATTTTTTTTAAACTCATCAACATCCTGTATCTCACCACCAGCAATTAAATCTGTTGCTGTCTTACCGTTACCATTGTGAACATGAGATAAAAGGGCGTTTTTTAATAATTTAAGGTAATCCAATAGAACATCACCATAAGGTACTTGGTGGGCTGTTAATAGTATTCTTAACATTTCTTCTTCTGAAATCAAATCAACTTGGTTTGTAGTGTTAAAGCTTGGTGAGCCACCGTGTGTGATTAAATTTATTTTATTCGCCACAATATTTGTTACCGTACCATTTCTATCTGATATTTCAGTTTCAGTTATTGGTGGTAACGCCACATTATTTTTAATTTGTATATAAGCTTGTGTGTTAAAATTAAATTTAATTGGGTATGGGTTTAAAAATGTCATTTGTGATTCAACAAATTTACCAGCTCTAATTAAAACTTCATTGTTTTTTTGTGTAATATCTGTGTTGTATCTTCCTTGAATAGATACGTCATCTGGGTTTGGGAAAACCCCCTTTAAATCTGGTATGTTGTCTGGTGTTACATTAGGTTGTATCGGACCAAAACTAAAACCACCTAAAGCGGTTGTTCTAGCGGAATCAAAATCTAATTTATTTAATTGTGAAATTAACGGACCAATATATAATCTATCTGAACCTTCTTTTTTTCTGCTAAAAACAAAAATAAGAACCATTTCACCAACTTTTGGTTTAATCGAGATGTGTTTTGGCATCAATGGTAAACACCATGGTAATTTTTCATAACCAACCGTGCCGACTAACAATTCATCATCACCACCATTAGCAACAGAACCCTTAATCCATACTTTAATTCTATTTAAACCTAAAGGGTCATCAACATACATAACCTCACCAAATTTTAAATATTGGAAAGTATTTGAAGTATTATAAGATGAATCTTTACCTCTAGTTAATTTATTTGGTTGTGACATGTTTAAACTTCTTTTTTAAGTCTTTTTAAAATAATTGTATTTGCAACTTCAAAACGTTTTTCTATTTCAATTAGTTTATCATAGTCTTGAATCATTTTTAATTTTAACGCCTCATAATCGGCTTCCATTTGTTTTATTTCAAACAAAATTTCATTGTTTGATTTTTCTTCTAAATCTTTATGCATAATATTATCTCATTATACCATTACCAACACCCATTGTTGTTGTAACGCCTTGTACTACTATTGGTGCACCTAAGTTACCAACACCAACACCTACAATACCAACCCCAGGTGGTATAACAACATTTACAACACTTTCGTTTAGTAATGCACTTATTATTTCATCACATTGAATTGCCAGCATAGCTTCTGATGTATTTGGACCATCTGCAAATATGTCACCTACTGGTAAACCACATTCTGATTGTCTACTTATAATTCTAGACGCAATCTCTTTACTCGAAACACCAGGTCTCAACGGAGCACCAACCATTATTAGTGGTGGTGGTAATGGCTCTACTGGTGTTTGTGGTAATTTAAACGCTGATAGGATTAAATTTATAACACCTGTCATTGTTGATAAATCAAAAATGTTTTCAGCTGAATCTTGTATCTCTGAAAATTTATCCTTAGCGTTTTTACCTAAATCACTTAATTCACTCATTATACTAAATTTTTAACGCTGTCTACAGCATTTTTTATTTTATCTTTACCAATACCAATAAGACTCAATATTTGGTCTTTTCTGTTTTGTATTTTTTCAATTTGTTTTGACAAAGCAACCTGACCTGCTAGTTTTGTAGCTTCTTTCATAACGTATGACATTAATAACTTAACTATTTCCCTTTCTAACATTTTAAATAAAACATTAAATAATTTTTTATTCTTTTTTATAAAGTCTTTAGCGTCAGTATATTCAGCTGTTGGTCCATATAATATCTTAAAGTTTATTAAAAATATTATGATAATTTTTGGTGAAATTAATATGTTTGCTAGAGATTTAATTAAATTTCTAATCATATCTATAGCAAAACTTATTTTAATTGTTTGTTTGTCTTCACTATTTGGTGTTTGGCTAGCCAAATTATCAGACATACTGTTTAAAGTATTTGCTATTAAACTTCTTTGTTGTACTAAAGTTGACGTTAGGTTATAATTATTTGTAAAATCAGTTAGAAACTCTACTGGCATTGTTGCATCAAATTCTGTGCTTGTTTTTACTTTAATAATACCGTTTCTTCTATTATCAGCAATTTCTTCTTGTCTGGCAACTTCCGCATTAGTAAAATTAAAGAAATCATCACTTATTTCAGTATTTGCATTAGCATTTGCTAATCTATCAATAATATCATTAATTTCAGCTTCAGTTTGTAATTGTTTTCTAGTTTTATTTTGCTGAACCGATATACTACCAAATAAAATATCAATTAATTGGTTAACAAATTTTTTAGCGTCAATAAGCTTTATTGA